ATCTTCAGGTTTTTTTAAGTATATATCTACTGCCTTGAGTGCTTTACTACGAAACTCTTCTACCGTCACAACATTGACGACTACCAAACGGTTGACATCAATACCACGAGACTCAATCAGTGACTTAGTGATAGCTGCCTCAGTATCAAAATAGAGACAATACCCATCGGGATTGGTATCAAGAAAATTCTTAACAACGGCGAGTGAGAAGAAAGTCTTTCCAGTAGAAGACTCTCCAGCAATAGCAGTAATCTTATTGCCAGATACACCACCAAATACACTACCTGAAACCAGTGCATTAAAAATGTACGAACCCGTGTCAACATAAGTCTCTGACTCATCAATATCTGCTGCAAGTTTGGTGTATTCATCACCAATTTCTTTCACAATGTCCTTTAAGAAATCCATAAAATGTGCCAGTAATACAACTATTATACCATCAGATGAAGAAATTCTCTAGCGTGTTTGCTTTCTCAATACTCCATCCAATAGACTCAATGATAATCTTTAGAGGTTCTAAAAATGCTTTCTCAAACTGAAGATCATAATCAACATACTTATCAATACCCAACTCCTTAGGAAAATCTTGAATGAAAGAGATCACATTCTCGTGGAACTTGTTAGGTTTTTTCAGATAGCAGAACTTAATCTTCTCTCCATTGGAGATCAATGAATACTTTTTAGTAAGATTGTTCTCTTTAATGTAGTGATTAAACAAGAGGGCACCCCTACAGTGGATAGGAGTTCCTTTGATATAGATGTCTGATGAAGACCTATACTTAACTACATCACTAACTGAGCGTGGAAAAGAAATCTGCTCTGGAGGAAGAGTCTTAAACTCCTGACGACATTGTTCAATGAAGTCGATAAGGTCATCCTCTGTTTTATTCATCATAATCTTGAGGGCATCCTTAATCATCTGACGACAAGGAGCAGGTGTAGAGGATTTCACTGCCTCAATACCCATCATCTTCAGTTTGGGTTCACTGTATTGAACACCTTCACTGTTCCAGACATTGAGAATATAACGCTTCTTTGCGGTCCAGATGCCACGCTCAGCGATATTCTCACGCTTCATCTGCATCTTCTGATCATACGCCGACACATAATCCGCCAACTCCTGATATGAACATTCAATAAAAGGTTCCAGTTTTTCCTGGCAGATCTTGTCAAGTATCCCCACAATTGCTGCTTTGTCGCCAGACTTAGTACTAAAAAATTTAGTAACAAGAGGTCCAAGGTTAAGATAGATACTGTCAGTGTCGGATGCAATGACATAATCTTCTGCTTCCGTTTGCAAAAGTTTATTTAGATATTGGTTCATTTTGCCTTCGATCCAACGAATCGAGACCTGACCAGACAAAGTAATCGCCTCAGCGTTCGCTACTTTGAAATACCTGAAGTATTGATTACCAATAGCACCATAAGCAGAGTTAAGAGAAATCTTTTTCGCCATTTGAATGTTGTTACATCTGGCGATCTCTTTTTCAAGTGCAACAGTAGGAGTCTTCTGGTACTCCTGCTTTGCGGCGAGCATTTTCTTCTTGTAGATAACACGATCGCCATACATTTTCTCCATCAGTTCGGGTAGGAATCCACGCTTATCCTTACGATACATGGCACCGTTAGCACAAACAGCGTAGTTCGAATACATCTCGAAGTTTATCTCCTCATTAAGGATTCTATCAACTGTAGATGTTGGATGTTTCTCGTCCAGAATGGTTTCGGGCGAGATATTGTATTGCATGATGAGATGAGGATAAAGACTGTTAAGGTCAAAACTGACCACCCAATCATACACCCCAGGAGTCGGTTCCTTAACATAAGCACCTGCGTACTTTTCGTCTTTATCCGTCTGTTCCTTGGGAGGAATAACGATGTTTTTCTTCTTCAGGTAATTGTAGATAATGGTATCCCACATCCGAACCTGATAGAAGACATCATTATAGTTAACTTTGGCGTCATATGCCATAGTCAGGGCGAGCTCGATCAACTTCATCTTGTCTTCAAGACGGTCTACGAGCTCCACATCGATGATGTTGTACTCTACAAACTTTTTCCAACCATGGGTGTAGAAATCTTGGAAGGTATCAAACTCAGAGTGATCGAGTTTCTTTTGACCAAGTTCTACATTGGCAATGTGGTCTAGACGATACGATTCCTGATTAGTATAAGTAAATTTCTTATACAGATCCAGGTAATCTAGTTGTGTAATGCCGCCGATATCATAGTAAACCTGCTTACGACCCTTAATGAACACCTCTTTCTGAGTAACAAGACCCCAGGGGGACAGTCTCTTAGCAAGTTTTTCACCAAGAACACGGTCCAAACGCTTAGCGATGAACGGCATGTCGAACAGTTGGATGTTCCATCCAGTAATAATATCTGGAGTATGATCCATCCACCACTGAATAAAACTGTTCAGCAGATCACGCTCATTGTTGAACTCAATGTACCGTAGATTGTCTTTATGAACCTTAAAAGGACCCTGACCCCAGGTAATAATCTCCTTAGTGTTACTATCTTGAATAGTAATCAACAGAATTTCCTGGTCAGCAGACTCCACATCAGGGAATCCGTTCTCAGAACGGGTCTCAATATCGATTGTATAGAGGCGAATCTTGCTGATGTCGAACTTAATCTCATCTTCTGGATACTTGTCCGAGATATATTGATAGATAAACCTTTCGTTACCGTAGATCTTAAAGTTGTTTACACCATCATATTTTTTGATGAACTCTCTACACTCGCGAACAGATCCAGGTTTGATTGCCTCCACATAATCGCCTTCCAAAGTCCTATAATTTGTAGGTTTGCCCGAGGGAACAAACAAAGTAGGCGAATATTTCTCACGGAACTGGAAATACTCGCCACGATCATAACCACGAACGAGGAAATTATCCCCGATCATTTGCACATTAGTATAGAACTTCATTAAAAAACTCAGTTTTTGGCAATCAATTCATTATAAACTTCCAGAAGTTCCACCTCTGGATCTACAAGTGTCAGTATAGCATCAGATGAGATACGACACTGGTTCTGAGCGGTCAGATGTCTACCTGGCCATCTACGAAGTCTCTGTTTCCAATCCTTTGTAGGATCTTCGGGATGAATGAACTCAACTGGATCAGTCAATTCGCAGTCTGGTTCACCAATTTCTGCTCCAACTTCGCGAATTTTTGCAATCAGAACCTTATAATCACCCTTAAAGACAATAAGTTTAACTATTGGATTCATTGAGAAGTCCCTCATACATAGATTTTAGGTCGGAAATTGGTTCAGCAATAGTCACAACCGTTGCAGGATTAACCAAATGATCTGTATCCTTTACCACATCAATCCATGTCTGAAGACCGACTTTCTTCAAGGTAGAATTGTGAGCACCTGCTTCTTCAGTCAGGGTCATTTCTGGAGTATAGGTTACCTGAAATGGTTTCTTGAACAGATATTGATACTGTTTACTCTCTGGATCATGAATCTCTTTGATATCAGAGATCAACTGAGTGCCGTCACTCAGGATTGCAATCTTAATCGACATAGTTGGAACTTACCTGAAGTCATTTTACCACAAAAAAGGGGGGTGATCAACCCCCCGCTATTTAGAACCAGTCCTTACGCTTGTGCGCCTCTGGTACTATCTTCCCTAGCGTCACAGTCAGGAGACCATCTTCAAAGGTCACATCCCTAACCTCTGTATCATCCGAGAGTGTCCAGACCCGCGTGAAGGACCTCTGCGCCAATCCTTTATGTGCGTAGTCTGTATCGGTCTCCTTGTCCTCCTTCTGACCTTCCACGAAGAGTTTGCCATCCTGTGTATAGACAAACACTTCTTTCTTCTTAAATCCTGCCAGGGCGATTTCTAGTTTACATTCTACTGCGCTGACATTGATCAGATTATATGGGGGATAATTAGAAGTTGTTTCGTGCAACTTGCCGAAGATACGGTCGAAATAATCTTCCATACCAATACTATTGCGATTCAGTTTATCGAGCAACTGCTCCATATTCGCAACATGATACCGCGCTAATGCGTTAGTCATTTGTACTTCTCCTTTTAAAGCGAGATTAGATTGTGTGTACCCTTACGGCGTACAATACTATTTAACCATTTTAGCATTAAAAAGGGGGGTCGGTAAACCCCCCATAGAGTAGCGTATATTCCGTATGTATAGAGTCGCGCACGAAATGGCGACGAACTATTTATGCAGGTTCTTCGCCTTCTGGTTTCTTTCTTCCAATATTATACTTAGTCTCAAGAATCCAATCTCCCTTGTCTTTGTACGACAGGACCTTGATCTGATTCAGAGGAGCAATGTCGGCAATTTGGTCTACATTGACGACTTTGATTAGACCCCAATCCGCAAGCAGTTGAGAGATACGATTACGACGCTGGACATCGTTCACCGTAAGATTTGCTCTCTTACCATCGAGGGCAAAGAGTTCTTTAAAGTGTACGATATAGTAACGACCCTGCTTATGGAGAATGTGGCAGGACTGATACAGTTTCTTTTCTTTACGGGATGCAACTCCAATCCTCGTAAGAGTTTCTCGCACCTTCAGGAAGTCATCAGGTTCGCTTAGTGCAACTTCTACCATCTGATCGGCAGACCAGTTCACAGTGGGTTCAACAACGACGCTCATCTCAATAAAGCAAAATGTTTTTATTATTTAGTAAATAATTCTCGGAGCAGACGGACCTTCTCCAATACCAGTGCCTTTAGTGATGTATTCAGTACATCCATGATAATAATATTCGATCTCATATTTTTTATGGAGATCCTTCTTGTTAATCTTTTTGCCCGTAATTTCTTCGTAGATAGTCATAAATGTTCCGAACATATGCCACTGTAATGGTGGAATATATGATGGGGACAAACAGATAAAGATTTGATCAAACTCATAGTTATCTTTCCAATCATATCTCTCCATGGTGGAGTATGTAAAATTAGGAAGATGCTTCTCAGCATATTGAATGTGATCTATATTTTCACTCTTATCATCACCGATCCAAGTATAAGAAGATAGTCTACCTTTAGTATGTAACCACAGAGACCAATTACCTTCCATCACTCTATCGTAACACTCAAGAAGTTTACGCTCGTAGAGAGAGTTTACATCTCCAGATTCATCCTCATTCGATATACGAAACACTCCAGAGAAAACATCATCATGATGATCGATATTGATAATGTCGATATCGGTATGTCCCTCTAGTCCATAAAGAATGTTGTCATGATCATAACCAAAATAAACTTCTCTACAGTTTCTAAGTGCTCTAAGATAGACACGAAGACAATAGTGATAATATTCTATGTTGATGTCATGCCTGAACTCTCCAGGAAAATCATTAAACAATTGCCACCATTTTAAGACTGGCCATTGATCATAATTTTCCTCACGGATCTCATCAATTTTATTATGATTAATCGCTGGTTCGCAAATATAGTCCAAGTCAATACTTAGAACTCTCATTTCATACCACCCGTATCCATTTTCTTTTTGATGTAAGCGATCTGTTCTTTAGTCAGAATCCTGAGAGTCTGATGTGCTTTTTCATCACTGTATCTATAGTATTTTTTGACGGCATCAAGGTCGGAGATCTTCTCCTTCTTTAACCACGGAGAGAACCTACGCTTCTTACGAAGACTGTTGAGTAGAAACTTATACTGCATGTCCTTGTCCAGAAAGTGACTCTTGTTCATCTCATTCGCGAACATGATAGAGTCGATGTGTCCAGACAGACACTTGTTCACAATGAATGGAGGATACTTCTTAATAGCAGAAGGATCCTCTTCCAGAAGGTCATCCTTTGTGAAGTTTATAGAGTTCAACCAGTCTTTGAGTTCCATCATTTCATTTTAACATTAACACTGAGAACTTGGGCACCAGGGTTGCGAGCAAGGGCAACAGACCTGGCATGGGCATAGTCACGAGCAACGACCTCTTCGGTGAACACAGTGCCTGCCACATAGAGTTTAACTTCACACTTCATAATTCATCAATAATAGTTCTTTACGGTCTTGCTGGTTCTTCATGTAATCACCGACCGAACGCATTGTGTAGGTCAGATCATACTCCTGAGCGTTCCATCCTTCAAAACGATCCTTAACCAACTGGGCAGAGTTATACGAAACCATCATAGGACCAGTATGATTATCGCAATCAGCAGCAAACTTATCGTGATCAAATCCTTTGTGCATTGATCCCTTACGCCCATAGAGGTTATCCTTAATGTCATAAGGAGGATCAAGAT